CGCTACCAGAGCTAGAACCTCCACCACCAGCACCGCCGTTACTGCCACTGCCTCCAGTGCTGCTTGAGCCGTTTCCACCACCACCAGCTACTAATCCGCCAAATGTCGTTGTTCCACCACCAGAGCCTCCAATAACACAAGGAGTAGATGTGGTTACGGCTGCCCAGCCCATGGCAACTCCGCCGCCACCACCACCAGAACCAGTGTTGGAGCCGTTGGAATACCCATTTCCTCCTCCACCAACAACAATTGCATACGCCCACTTAACGTTAGATGGGAAAGTAACTGAGGTGCCTGAAGTAATGGTCTGCTGAAGTGTTAAGCCATAAGGAGAAAACGAGTTTGAGTTAATTGCCTGACCTTGCGCCGTAAGTGGCGTTGAAGACGGGGCAACAGCATTAGATACAGCCATTATGCAAGCTCACTTCCGTAGGCGTGAAACGTTAATGCGCTAGCTGTTCCAGAGGTTACGTTAATAACATCTGTAGCTGCTAACGTAAGACCAAGAGTAAAGAACGTTGTGTTGTTTCCAGATACAGGTACAGATGACAAAAGAACATTTGTAGAGGACGTAGAGGCACCAGCTTTGCAAATCCACACGGTAGCAGTAGCCGTTGATGTAGTTGTATTAGCTACAGCTAAAGTGCTTACTACAGTAGTAGTAGCAGATGGCACTGTGTACAACGCATATGTAGATGTGGTCGCGTTATACTGACCGAGAATCTTGGGGTTAAATGCCATTTATTTACGCTCCTATTGTCATCAAGGCAAAGGCCATAGCGTCTTGGTCAACGCTAGACCATGTGGGGGTTGTTCCATTGCTTACTAATACTTGACCGCTAGTTCCAACGCCTAGACGAGATACTGTTGAGGCGCCAGTTCCTACGATGAGGTCACCAGCTGCAGTAACGGTGCTTAGGGCAACGTTTCCTGAAACAACGTTGCTGACAAAGCTTTGGATTTCTACGACGTCTCCCGCTACAAGGGCGGTTAATCCAGTAACAGAGGTTCCGTTGGTAGCTGTGTAGTCTTGTCCACGGACAAGCTTAATGCCGTTCAAGAATACAGATTCAGTGCCTACTGTGTAGTTAGCGGTTACAGATGTTTCTCCACCCGTTGCGGTGTAAGCAACTAAGTTGTTATTAGGTGTGGCGCCCGCGGTGTTATCAATCCACAAGTCACCCGTTGTTGGATAGGTAGGAGCAGTGTTACCGACGAAGACGCGGCTTCCTACCGCACCATCGGTAACAATGTGTGTACCTGGTTGGTTATTTTGTGCCATTATGCTATCTGGCTTCCAAAGGCTGAATAGGTAATTGCTGAAGCTGTACCAGACTGGACATACAAAGTATCTGCTGTTCCACCGTTAGTCATGGTCAGACCAAGAGTATAAGTCTGGGTTGTTAGCGCAGGAATGGTCTGCTGATAAATAATCGCAGTAGCGGCAGTATTTGTTGTGCCCGCCTTGTTGCAGTAGACAGTTGCTGTAGCAGGTGAGGTTGTGGTGTTGCACAGAACCAGGCTAGAAACTACCGTTGATGTAGAGGTAGGAACCGTATACAGAAGAGCTGCAGATGTGTTTGCGGGGGCTGTCTGGCCCAAGATAAGGTACGAGGTTGCCATGAAACTCCTTAAAGGTGGTGCTTAAATTATGACCTATTGAGCGCTTTCTGTAGGGGTAAAACAGCTCGTATTGCGTGTAGCTAGGCTGGGGTTTACCCATATTTGGTCTTCCATTTTAGCGCCCCATTCATGGGAAGTATCTACCAAAACAAACCCATGAGAGGACATGAACTCCGCAACTGCGTCCTTAGTAACATGCTCTGGGTGTAGCTGTACAGCTTCTGTCTCTATGTGGAATAGCTTGACGTCTTTAAGGCGCTCGCCAAATCCTTGAAGTACTTGCCAGCTGTAGCCCTCGGTATCTATCTTGACAACATCGATAGTTCCGCCATCTGATGTCTTGACAAGGAGGGTGTCAAGGCGGCTAGAAGGCACAGTAATCTCTTGAGTCTTTCCTTCAAAGAAAGATGCTGGTGGGTCAATAGAGGTGTCTTTGCTAAAGATAGATGAAGTGCCCAAAAGCTCTAAGTTGTCATCCGTTACCTGATTAAAGGTTACTTCACCATCTTTATCTGTAATAGCGCACTGATAGGTGTGCATCCATGGGTATCGGCTCTTGACTATTTGGTAGCACTTAGGGTTAGCGTCTACAGCTATGACCTTTGTACCAAGTAGCTCCTGATAGAGGTAGTTAGCGTCATCTCCATCTCGGGTACCGATATCAATAATAAGAGGTGCCTTGGCGCCAAAATATTTACGGTAGTTGGTGATAACTGGCTCTAGAGGGTTGACGTACTCTGGAGAGTCGTCAATAGTATTAAGGTTGTTATGAATTGCGCTTCGGTATATCTGGTGAATATCTTCTTCAAGAAGCTCGCGCATAATATTGATGGCTTCATCCTTGCGACCAACCCACCAACCACTGACAGCTTTTTCAAATCTAAGACCGTACTCCCCTGGATACTCTACCCATACAGGAAGAGGACCAGATTTTAAGTGGCCAAATGATATGCCCACTTCAGCGGTGGTATAAGCCTCTTGCCATTTCTTATTGCGCTCATACCAACGAGCAAGTAAGAACCACGCCTCTGGTCGAGAAGGAATATAGGCAATAGCCTTTAAGTACAGATTAAGGACAGTGTTCTCTCGGTTCTTCTGATTAGAAAAACAGTGGGCAGACTTTAACAAGGCGGCATATACATGCTCTGGGTGCGAGTAATATCCGTATTCGGCGGTACGCAAATAGAACGAAACAGCTGATGCTGTCTGACCAATGTTCTCGTACTCTGTTGCGATGTTGAGGCTAAGGACAGGATTGAACGGGTCGTTAGCTAAAACTACAATTAGGTTATTAATCTTATTAGACATTAAGCGCCTCAGCAATCATGTTGTCCACAATAGATGTGGGTACTTCTAGAACAAAAGCAGCGTTATCCTGGAATCCAAAAGAAATCAGTAAGTTGTTATTAAGGACTGCCGCACCTGCGCAGAACTCAATTTGGCCATCTAGGAATGACCACGACGATGGAGATACTCCAATAAGGTTAAAATCCTCATCCCATACACACAGGCGATGGCGATAGGTGCCGTTTTTTTGCTTAAGGTAGTTCTTAAAGAGAACTACCTCATGGGTAATAGCGATGTAGTAGTTGCCCCAACGAACGAGCTGAGAGCCACCTCGTTGGTCAGCATTAACGGCTTTTCCTGGATTGACGATTACCTGCTCGCATACAGGCTCATCTGGATTAGCCTTAACAAGCTCTGTAGGGGAAGTCCACTTGATGTAGTGGAACTCCTTATCTAGCACTGGCATCCAGTTCTTCTCGCAGTAGGAGTTCTCGTCGATAGGGGCGGGAATACGAACACGCTTAACTTCTTTAGCCGTCCACTTTTCTTTATCTACATCTAGCTCTGAAAGCTCCATGCGGCCTTGACCGTTAGTAGTGGTGTCTCGACGCACACCTGTGCCGTAGTACTTGCCGTTCCACTTAACAAGGCGAGCGTCTTCTAGTCCTACGAATGTCCAGATAGGAGTGACATCTAAAGTGCTTGTATCAATAGAGCAATAATTAATAATGTTAAGGTCATTATCAAGACGAAGAAGATAGTTGTCTGTTACTAAACGTTGGTCCTCTTCTGGATGAAGATATGAAAGCGGGCCCCAAATACTAGGAAAACGTTGGTTATTTTCTGCGTGATACAGGGTATAGTTAATATGGCGCAAAATACAGAGGATATCTCCATCATCATCTATAAAGATAGATGGATTCATTAGCCCTGTTCCACCAGTAACAGCTGATGAAATAATAAGAGGCCGTAATTTTCCGCCTTGTTGCACCGACTTCTGTACTAAGTTCATTAGAGAAGTGTAGCTTACATACCACCAAAGAGAAGAGCAGTTACCGTTGGGTCGGCAGAAAGAATTCCTTGAACACCCTGAACACCTTGGATACCTTGAATTCCCTGCGTACCTTGTGAACCAGTAGCGCCTTGCGTTCCAGTAGTTCCTTGGCTTCCCGTTGTGCCCTGCGCACCTGTAGAACCTTGCGTTCCTGTAGCGCCTTGAGCACCAGTTGCACCTTGAGCACCAATCGTTCCTTGTGCACCTGTGGTGCCCTGGAAACCTTGAACTCCTTGAATACCTTGTGTGCCCTGCGCACCTGTTGTGCCCTGGGCGCCAGTAGCTCCTTGTGAACCCGTTGCACCCTGAGTTCCTGTGGTTCCTTGAGCACCAGTTGTTCCTTGAGTTCCCTGAATACCAACAGCACCGTCAAGATTTACTGTCCAAGCAGCGAAGGTTCCTGAACCCACGCTTCTTGTTACGGTTACTGTCATTGAACCCGTGCCAGGGTTATAGGCAGTTACATCTCCATAAATCGCGTTTGAAATCGTGTTGGCAATAATTACTGATTGACCAACAGAATACGAGAGGTTAGTTCCTACAGTTAACGTTTGGCTTCCGCTTGCTGGAAGAGTTAATGAAGTAGTAGAGGATGTCTGGTACTTATCCCCTGCAGTTCCTTGTGTACCAACAGTTCCCTGAATACCCTGCGTGCCCTGAGTACCAGTCGCACCTTGAGCGCCTGTATAGCCCTGAGTACCCTGCGTGCCTTGAGCACCAGTGGCTCCCTGAGCACCCGTTGTTCCCTGGAATCCTTGAACTCCCTGGATGCCCTGTGTACCCTGAGTACCTGTTGCGCCTTGAGTACCTGTCGCTCCCTGAGCTCCAGTGGTTCCTTGTAATCCTTGAATGCCTTGTGTACCTGTAGCACCTTGTGTGCCAGTGGCTCCTTGAGCACCTGTGTAGCCTTGGATGCCTTGAATGCCTTGAGCACCAGTTGCGCCTTGGGTACCTGTTGCGCCTTGAGTACCTGTCGCTCCTTGAGAACCCGTTGTACCTTGTACAGTTCCGCTAGTGATTAAAGTGGCGGTAAAGAACGTTCCTTGACCGTTAGCGTTTCCGCCATATTGAATATTCTGAGAAGTGGTATTGCCAGTGTAAGCAGTAAAGTCTACATAATCTGTAGCACCGTTTAGGTAAACAGACTTTGTTCCACCCAGTGTGTAACCGTTGCTTGAGTTAATAGTTACTTGGTCAATTAAAAATGTTGCGCCATTTTTACGGACTTGGAGATTATTTTGATTTGTTGAACCCGATGCTCCAGCAGACCACCATACCTGCACATCAATAAGATAATAACCAGCTACTGTTGGAGTCAATCGCTTAGAGGTAGCGTTCCACCAATTCTGTGGGTCAAAGTCAACAACAAATGGGATTAATGTATCTGAGCCGTTAGGGACACTAAAGTCTGTAGATAATCTACCTTGAGAAATGTAGTTGGTTGGCGTGAGCATTCCGCCGTTGGTTCCTTGGAAACCTTGAATACCCTGTGTTCCCTGAACACCCTGAATACCCTGTGCACCAGTAGTACCTTGTGAGCCTGTCGTTCCTTGCGTACCAGTAGCACCTTGGCTACCTATCGCACCTTGGGTACCTGTACTTCCTTGTGCTCCAATAGTTCCCTGAGAGCCAGTTGTGCCTTGTACTCCTTGTGTACCAGTAGTTCCTTGAATACCTTGGATACCTTGGGCGCCTTGAATTCCTTGGTAGTTAACCTGAGTGACGCGAACAAATGCTCCAGCAGACGCAGGAACTGGAGAAGCTGCTGCAGCATAGTTTAAGAATACGCTTGTAGAGTCAGCGTTCCAATACACTTCGTAGTAATCGCCAGCAGTTGCGTTAACTTGCCATACCCAGTTAGTGAGTGTTGGGGTGGTGTTAGTTACCTCAGAATCAAATGCTGTAGATGCTGCAGTGGCACCGTTCTTAACAAGCCAAAAGTTTGCTGTGTGATTTCCTGGGCCAGTTAACGCAAGTTGACCAGCAAAGTCAATCATATATGTGCCAGTTACAGGCATTGTTACACGAGTAAGGTGCGTTCCATTTGTATCAAGAGTTACACCGTTATTGATATTGGTAGTGTCAAAAATAACTGCTGCTCCACCAGTTGTGGCGGTTTGGTCTGCAGTTGAGTAGAAAGAGCCATAGTTAGAGATAACTCCACCAGCACCAGTGGCACCAGTTGCTCCTTGTGCGCCTACACCAGATGTTTGGGTAAATACAATGTTATCTGTGCCAATACGGATAGTTCCATCTGAGTTAGAACCGTTGCCAATTTCTAACCAAACGGTTTGTCCATAAG